CGGGAAGACCGCCAGTTGTTCCCGCCATGAATCTTGCTATGCCACCACTAGCCGCGCGCATCCAATTTTCTTGTTTATTCCTATTTTTAACATCAATTTCTTGAATTCTTGCTTGATCTTCTTCTGGAAGATTTTGACTTATTTGTGCAACTGATCGTGGAAGGATTTTATTGTCTAATCTCCATTTTGACTCTACCTCTGCACCAATATAGTCTGCATTTATTCCTCTTGGCCTATTCTTTGCGACAAAAGATTTAGCGCCATGCAGTAATCCATAAATATTTGCAAAGTCATTTAAAGTTTTTGGATGCCTTCCAAGGTGCAGCATTGCAAGTTGTTCAACATAATTTGGACTATTTCCAACAGATTTTATCCATTCTTTAAGTTGATACCAATAAGTGTCAGTTCTTTTTTCATTTTTTACAGAAGCAATATTTTGAACAAAAGCATTTAAATACCCAGATGATTCAAAAATTTCTTCAGCCCTATGTATTTTTTCCCTTTTTTCTGTCTCTGGATTTATTGCATACTCTGCATTTTTTTCATGTGCGGCAACGATCTTGCCTTTATTTTTAATAGGGGCTTTTCCTTCTGTTGCTAATGCTATATTTATTGATGTTATTAAATCTTCATTTTCTGGCAAAAACTGAGAAAATGGTGATTTTCTAGATATTGCTTGTGATGGTGGGTGCGTATGACCGGGTGCCCCGCCAGTATGCAATCTAGCAATTCCACCATTAGCAAGTTTCTTGTGATTAATAGCATCCAAGAAACCAGAACCATAGTGTCCGACAGCATCTGCCTTTACGACGTATTCTCCATCAGATAGAAGGGCTGGAATTAAATCATCCTTGGGACCGCCCGGTCCATATACTTTGCCGCCTGTGGCTAGCGGTGTGGGCGTCTGGCCGACAGCGACTCTTCTTGCCGCACTCAGACCCTGTGCAGCACCACGACTGGACATGGCGGCAACTTGAGCGGTAGCAGTTCTTGCCTCAGATGTCAATTGACTTATTATTCCACGGGCCTGCTGAATAAGGCTTTCAATCGCTACCGTAAGCGTGTCCATCATACCGCTTGTGGTAGCACCAGCATTCACAAGTCTAACGCTGAGTTTGCGTTTCATCTGTTCGGTTATATTGTCAAATTGAGTTGAATCAATTGTCATGCTCTTTGCAAAGGATGCTTCGAACGTGGCAACAATTTGATTGTACTGCTCAGAAACAAGTTCGGAAAGTCTAGCGCCAGTCAGACTTAATTGTTCCATCAAGTTTTGTGGAGCAACTGTTCCGGCTTGAATGGCATCAGCAGTTTCTTGTTGAGCAATTTCATAAAGATGAAGAATTTCTTGTGCCGCCTGTTGTTTTATGTCTTCCCAACTTGATCCCAATTGTTGTGCAAAGAATGCTTCTACGTCTGCGCCCGTCGCATCTGGCGATGATGTCAATGACCTGAATTGACCAATTGCTGCTGGATTGCCCTGCAACATGGACAATGCTCGCATCTGTGCAAGTTTTCCAGCCTCAGCACCACCAATGTTCTCAATGCTTAGTTCTTGCATGGCTTGCTGCACAACCGCGTCAGTTATGTTTCTTATTCCCAGATCGGTAAGAATTTGACGAACAACATCTTGGGAGTTCATTCCGGTTGGAACAATTGGCAGACCGCCACGATCCTGCAATGTTTGATTTATTGCTTTACCTATTCCAGTGGTTGGAGTCATGTAGCCGGGAACAATGCCAAAACTTCCCTGTGCATTTCTTCTAGGATCATATCCCGGTATTCCAAGAACATTGGAGCCTTGCATTGTTTGCTCTGTAGGACGCATGTGAGAGAATTCAATCGCGCCGCCACCGTCAAGTTCTAATTTGCCTCGTTGATTTGAAAGTCTAATTTCTAATGCTTCTACTTTAATTGGTCTGGAAGCCTCACCAACAATTCCCATCGGAGACATTGGCCCAACAATTGGAACTCTTGGATATGGACTTCCTCCACCCGGCATTTGAGGCCCACCGGGAATACCGGGAATTGGAGTACCATTTGCAAGCGCCATCAATTCCTGACGATATTGCGCCATCGCGGCGGTGAGTTCTCTGAACGAGTTAGCCTGATCATCTATTGACAATGACAGTTGTTCCGAAGACTGCTTGCTAGCATACTCTGCTGCGCTAAATTCTTCAAGGTAGTTCTGGGTGGCTTTGAGTCCTTCTTTGAGAGCGGAGAATGGTTTTAAGAATCCGCCGCCCTCTGTGAACCCTTGACGGAACATTCGCATCTGCTGGCCAATCTTGAACATCTGACCGACCAAGTTGGATATCAAACCACCAAACATGATGAGGGGGCCAAGAACGGCTGTGAAGCCAAGCCCACCGGCCAACAAATACTTTATAGGTCCAATTTTGTCCAATGCCTGAATGATCCAAGTAAGGCCGTTTATCAGCGGAGTGACAATTTCAATCAACTTCTGGCCAATAGGCAATAGTTGTGTCTTAAGACCTTCAATTGCTGCTTGGAATCTCATTGATGGAGATTGTTGCAATTGCTCAATCTGTCTGCCTTGCATGTCAGCAAGTTGCTGAGCGCTTAAACTCATCATTTCCATTACCTTGGCAGACTGCGTTCCAGACCTGTTGAAGTTATCCAGCAAAGCGGTCATACGAGCCGCTTGAAACTTTCCAAACAATTCGGTAATGGCAACCTGTCTGGTCACAGGAGAAAGTTTAGACAGAGCGTCTTGTAATTTCTCAATCATAGTGACTGGATCACCAGAATTGGCAATGTCTTTCAGGTCTATTCCAAATTTGCCTAGGGTTTTACTGGCAGATTCTGTAGGAGCAACAATTCTCTGCAATGAGTTCTTGAGGGCGTTAGCGGCTTCTCCAGCGGCTACACCACCTTCTTTCATTGCCACGATCATGGCAACAGTATCCTTATATGTACCATTCAAGTTTTGAACAATAGGTCCAACACGCGGAATTGCATCAATCAAATCTTTCATGCTGGTGCTAGTGGCAGCCTGCGCGGCGCTGAAGAATTGCAAAGCCTCACCAGTTTGCATGCTGCTTAGTTTATAAGCGTTCTGCAAGGCGATGGTTGCTTTCACAGCGGCTTGTTGATCGGTTTGTCCAAGCACCATGGCGTCAGTTGCAATTCGCGTCATGTCAAGCAGTTGTTGTTGCGTGTAACCGGCTGCGGCCAAGTCGGCGGCAACGGCGGTAGTCATCTCAGCGCTTTGCCCATACATTCTTGCCATTTGAATACTAAGGTTGTTTACACCTTCAGCAATTGCATTCAAATCTGATACTGATGGGGCTATGTTTGAGAATTTCTGTCCAGCGGGACCACCCATTCCATAGACCATCATGAGTTTTCTCATGGCTTCGTCTACCTTGAGGAACATTGCCGATATTGCTCCACCAGCGGCCATGAGTGGTACGGTAAGTCCAACCGTCAACTGACGACCGGCCCACTGTGTGTTCTTACCAAAGTTGACCATCTTGTTTCCAAGATTCATCATCTCAGTATTGTAGGCTTGCAATGCTTTGGAAGCACTGAGAGTTCCGTCAGCAACTTTTCCAAGATTGGTTATTACTGCTGCTTGACCATTGCCTACCGCGCTGGGAACAACCATTGACTCATGAAGTTTGGCCTGATACTCACCGATTCTCTTCATGTCATCGGTCAATTGCCTTGACCCCGCGCGCCAAGTAGATATCATTTCAGAGAATGTTCTCTTATTTGTTAGCAGTCTTTCGCTAAGGTGAGCAGCGCCATCGGCAAGACCGACCATCTGAACACGAACACCCTTGATAGATGCGGCAGTGTCTAGAAATTGTTTTTCATAAGACTGAATTTTTCTTGTGTCTATATTGATGCTGCTAGTGGCGGCGGCGGCTTTTGAAACTTCATTTATCTGAGTTTTTAACTTATTAAGTTCAGAGTAAACACTGTCAAAGTTAGCCTTACCATTAACTACAAAATCAATATTGTTATCAGCCATGACTATGAATCAATCTCCATATATCCGAGTCCCATGCCAATGCCAAATCCTTCTTGGGCTGCCGCGTATCCGGTTACATCTTTAATGTCGCCCAAATCTTTTTGTCCAGATGAAGATGAAGTTGAGCCTTCTTCCAGATCAACGCCTTGTAGGGCCGCTAGAAACACATGCTCACGATGCTCCTTCTCTCTCATGGCATTGAGTGTTACCAACAACTCCTCAAAGCAGAGACTGGATTCCAGATCATCATAATTCTTCCAGTGGCCCAACAAGAACACTTCTCCTTCTAGAGCGACTAAATCTAGTTCTTCTAGACTAGACCCGTCGCTACGGGATTTGGGTCATTGAGTTTTAACCCACCCGCTACTTCAAGAATCTTCATCAAAGTGGGTACTTCGATTACATCTTCAAACTTATCCTTGTCTTCTGCAAGGTCTGGGGCAAACTGTTCCATGCAAACCATGGCGGCTTCAATGAATACCTCCATAGCGTCATCTTCGGTCTTCACATCGGGGCTGTCAAGTTTGGCAACTACCTTTGTAAACTTTTTCAAATTCTTAATAGTCAACGGACGAACAGCAATTTCCTCACCATTTGACAATTGAATTTCAACTACTTCATAGACTGTATTAGCCATTTAAATCCTCCAAAAATCTCTATTTGATTATAGCAATTGTATTGTATAAAACATAAATGCCCCGCCCGAAGGCGAGGCATTCATGTGAGCATTTGAAGTATTATCAGGAGTTTCCGTATACACGGTCAATGACAAATCCATACTCTGAACCAGCAGCAGCATTTCTGTCGCTATCTGGCAATGCGCGGAATGATACAGGAAACACTGTTGCAGCATCACGCTTGAGGGCGTGTGCTGTTGTTTGTTCCTGAATAATTCTGCGAGCAACATAAACGCGCTCTTTCTTTCTGTATGCAGAAACATCTTGAGCATTGTTTGTATTTACAGTTGCAGATGCAGCGCTTGTGGGATAGGACACAGCCTGTCCCAGTGTGCCGGGAGCATTTCCTATGAACACCAAAGAGCGTTCGATTGGAGTGATTCCGAGGGCACCCGCAGCAATGTTCAATTGATTTACGGCGGCACCCATGCTTGCTGATGTTGGCAGTGTTGATGATGGTGTGGAAAGAGTACTCACTGAAGCATTTCCTGAACCAGCGTTAAGGATAACTTCTTGCTGACCCCACACAAAGTTCATGTTTTCGAATGATCCTTCGTCAAGTTCTGTCTTGATAACAACCTTGAGACTTTGTTGGAACAAACGAGCGGCATCAAGCAATTGATCAACCACAACGTCAGAGTAGCCGGGTTCGTATGAGATATCCACACCAGTCGATGTGAATCCCAAGTCTCTCCAGTACATGCTTGCTGTTGACTCCAAGAATGCTGGAGTTGAGATGCTTCCAGACGACCCACCAGCAGCAGTGCTGCTGCCAACGTTTACATTCCATGGGAATGTTGCTGATGATGAAAGGTCGGGGCGGTAAGTGTTTGCACCATATGAGGTGTAAACTTTTGCGGCACCGACGATAATGTTACTTGCTTTTGCAGCCATTTTATTTTTTCACCTACCTTTTTCCAAAAGGGTTTTTGGTCTTGCACTTCCTCGTTATCAATATATCACAATTCTTACGCAAAGCGATTTGAGTTGTCATTCTTCCTGCTGTAGCAGAAGAGAATGGCTACGTGTCCTACTCTCAACCCGCCCTCTTGTTTCATGGGCGCGGGAGATTTAATCCTATTTATCGCTGTGTAATGAAAAAAGAAATTGTTTGACAATATGTTAGAAGCCTTGACATCTGTGGCAGATTCATCATATCTTCTGAGAAGGTCAGTTAGGAAATTCATAACTTTTACTATTTGATCATAGTCGGGTGAGACAATCATAAGATTCATAATCTCATGCACAATCCACCATTGCTCTTCTATGGGTAGAATCTCGCTGTCATATGTCATATATAGTTTGTTGGGGAGAAGATTGTTGAATTCAGGAACTTGCTGACTTGGTATTATAGGTGTGAGCGGAGTGGTAAATCCATCAGCATAGTAGTCAGACTCTGAAAGTATGCCATTTGACTTCAATTGCTCCCATATGAAGTCTTTCAAGTCTATGATTGCCAATGATGAGTAGTCTACCATTAGATTGATGTCATCTCCTTAGAATATGCTGCTGTCACCTTTTTAATTGTATCGTGAACCTTTGCAGCGTTGGAGTTTGAATCATTCAGTGTCTTGGCAACTTCTTTTCCTATTCTATCCATCATCTTAGACTGAGATACTGCTGACTTGGCAGAGTTTGAGTACCATTTCCGTGAGAAGTTACGCAGAGCATCTTTTGTCTTTCCGCCGCCGGGGTCCATTATTTCCAATATTGTATCCTTCGGCACAAACACTATGCCATAACCATCGGGAGAAAATGCTATTGTTTTTTTTGTCTGAACAAATACTGGACTATTGTCTTCCATTATTCTCATCTTTTCTCTGAATATATGTCTGGCTGAAACCACCTTTCCCGTTTCGCCGGGAGTAAGAAGGTCTTGACTTATAGGAACATATTTATTTGAATTGATCGGTATGAAATTTATTCTCAAATTACCATTGGTAACAGATTGTCTTTTCATCATGAACAACTTTTGATTGGGATTGCCCACTGCTGACCATTCATACAAATGATGAAATCTTTCAGGGTCTTGAATTGCAGCCATTGACAAATCTCTCAGAAATTGTTTAGCGGTTATTGTGAATACGGCCTTTGCTATCTCCGTCAATGCTTTCTGGCTGACAATAGTCCCGGCCTGCGAAACTTTATCTGTGACCATATTTTGGATACTAAGTGTTGATTTTGGATCAACTTGAAGTTGAATCATTTCTCTGCACTTCTACTCTTTGAATTGTTATCTCATAATAACTTACCCGCCCCAGCGGGTCAATCTCTGCGCGGGAGGCGGTTACCTCAAAGATCATGTCTGGATGACCATATCTGTCAATCTCTTTGTATATAGAATTGTTGTTGCTGTCCCTAATTGACGATATTCTTGAACGTTTGCTCAACTGTATAAGAGACTTCATCTTTAGTTGAAAATGTTCTGAATAGAAATTATTTTCTCCCGAATCAAAAGATTTATTGTCTCCCCTGTTGGTTGATCCGCCAAGTTTAATTGGCTCTATCCGACAATCTATGGTTCTGTCATACACCCATTCTCTGGCAATGTTTCCCGTGCTTGTCTGAGTGTTTTGTTGAGCATAAACATCACATTTCATGTTCATTATGCTTCCGATCAATGAATTGATCATCAGATAATCACTATTCCAACATTTCTGTACATATCAAGCATGTTGTCAACGAGCAAGTTTCCGGTTCCGTTAAATGCACCGTTTGCCATCTTGAAGGATATTTCGCTAAGAGAAACTTCCTTGAGATACTTTATTCTCCAAGCCGCGTCATGAGCCAAATAGTCTCCAGCGAGCATCACGGCAGAGAGTTTGACGTTTGGAGGAACATAGTTCCATCCAATGACACCTTCAAACTTATATCTTGAATTGTTTCTGAATCTTCCATAATAAAGGATTGAAGGGTCAATATTGTTGTCATATCTCACATCCCACCCAGCATTCACAATTCTGACAGTCTTGCTGGTTTGAGTAATCATTATCTCAAATCCGAACTGATTGACGGAGGGGCTGGAAGTTTTGTCATAGACAAGAATATCATTCTCATACATCTTGTCTATCTGAAGCATTGGTTCGGTCAAGAAACAGGCGTCTGAGCCATTTCCAAATACTTCCTGCCATCCAGACCTCTTACCAAATTTCTGGCCTGCATAGCCGTCTATGACCGTTCTAGCGAGCCTTTCAGCATTTCGTATCTGCTCATAAGGACGATAGTTTAAGTCTGAAGGATTTGTCCCAAACTCGTAGTAGTCAATTATGTCCGACACAGTGGCATACGGAGTTGCAATCTCATAGAATGTTGACTGTGTAACTGAAGAACTGTTCAAGACATACGACCAGTCAGCCCGCATTATCTTGTTCAAAGAAGTAACATCGGGATCAATCTGATATGAATAAAGACCAAGAACGGGTTCATTCACCGCCGTCCCACTGTCAATAACCGTATTGGTTGAGTCATCAGCATTAAAAATTCGAACTGACACATTCCCATCAGCATTTACCTGATCATTGTTCTTGACTATGACAAATTCAATTTTCTCAAAGTCGCCGTTGTTGATCTGTTGCAATTAGATAACCTCCAGAAATCAGGAGTAGAATTCCTGTACCTCTCTTGGAGTCGCTGGGCGGAATCCTTGATGTGAATCAAAGATGCTCTGGGCCACAGACTCAGGAACGGCAACATACGGGTGTTCCTTGGTGAATGTGATTGCTCCCTGCGCGGTTCCGATCTGGTATGAGAAATTCTCCCTGTCCATTCTTACAAGCATTGTATTTTCTTTGGTAAGGTCCAGACGTGCTGGTTGCCCAACCTCTGCCTTTATTTCTTCCTTCTCAACATTGGCGAACTTGTCATACATCTGGTATGAAATTCCCTCTTCCTCCAGAAGAAGAATAAGATCATTCTTTGTCACCTTCGCAGGAGTGTCAACTCCAAAACTACCAGCAACTTCCTTCAATTCAGCCAATTTCAAGTTATTAAAAGACATTTTTTTCCCTTTCTATATATGAAGATTATAGCAGAAACCAAACAAGGAGGGCATATTGCCCTCCTTGCTGGTGATAAGATTTTTATCAGTATGTGTAGGTTCCTGAACCACCAGTCACATTGCTGCCGTGTGCGGCAGACAAGTTTGAACCGAATGGAGCAGTTGTACCCGCCACCTTGACGTTCTTTACCAGAACATGTGCGTCGTAGTTTTCGATTGCTGTACCAACACGAATGAATAGAGTGTATTCAATTGTGTCCTTCTTGGGCTGGAACAGACGATATACAACAACATCACGCTTGATACCAACGATGAGATTTTGGGGGAAGGTCAGGTGAACGTCACCGTGAAGACCTGTCTGCCCAACGTAATCTCCAGCGCGTGTCTCATCCATGAGAGGCACGTTGATAACTGGAATTCCAAAAGCGAATGGAGTTACAGTACCGGGGCCACCATCGTTAGCAGCAACTTCACCACGGATAACGCCTGAGGCAATGTCAAACGGGTTGACAGAACCGGCGGAAGCGGTGAGGTTGAACAGGTAGTCTTGGACAAGGTTTGAACCGACAAAGAATCTCAGTTGGTTTCTGCGTTGCTTGTACTTACGTGGCATTTGCTTGATAGCAGCGTTGAATACTGTCTTGTCAAGACCGTAGCCAGCAGCGTCCACAACGTGTGCATTGTCAGAGGCCAATTGACGGAAGCCCTTGAATGCTGAAAGAAGACCGGAACCGGAGCCTGTACCATTGATTAACACATCCTCAATGTCGTTACCGGCTTGAGTTGCCATGAGGCGTGCGATGTGATCTTCAAGGTCTGGTCCTTCGATGTTGTCTTCCAGTGACTCAGCAGAGAGTTCCCAGTCAAGACGCAACTTGCGAGTTGTCAGAGAAACCTTTGAGAATGTTGCAGCGGCTTGTGTGAAGTTGGCTGAAGAAGAGGAAGCGTTAACGTAGTCACGCGGATTGTCTTCTGTTGCAACTGTCATAATACGCTGTCCCACGCTCACACGGTCAATCTCTGTTGTGTTGGAGCGCATGCGAATTGTGCGTGCAGACTTCGCAAGAATGGTGGCGTCCCACATGTAGTCAAGAAAGCGGTTTGCCTGATCAGGGTACAGAAGTCCGTTACCTGAAGGAACAGCAACACCGTTGTCACCAGTGCTTGTGAAGGTTGAACCGAGGTTTGAAGTGTCGATAACCTTTTGCAGAAGTTCGTTGCTCATAATATTTTTTCACCTGCCTTTTTTTATAAAGTTTATAAGCATTATTGAGTTATAGGTTTGAAACACCGAGGAAGTGACCTTGCCATATACTCTTTGTTATTTTTGTTTCATCTGCTGGGGCATCAGCCTCAACAGACTTCTTTACTGCTGTTGCACCTTCGAATTCATCGATTCTCTTCTCAAGAGCATCGATTCTCTTAACCACCTCTGAGACATTGTTGCTCAGTTCTGTATTCTTGCCACTGAAGTCGTCAATTGACTTCTTGATGGCTTCTACAGCAGCATACATGTCAGCAGCGGTGGTGGCGTGATCAGCATAATTCTTTTCAATTGTAGTGGTAACATCAGTCTTTAGTGTGTCAACCATCTTTACAAAGTCTAGTTCATCAACTGGAACCTCAGAAACGGTTGCGGCCTTCTCAACGGAATCGCCGTCAACTGCTTCGGGGGCTTCAGCAAACTCTTCCACGACTTCAACCGGAGTAGCCTCTACTTCATTTGTTTCGTCTGCCATTTCTTCGTTCCCTCCTTTGCTTAGAAGATTGTCTTCGTCCAATTCAGCCATTTTGGCCGTTGGTATTCCAGACTTGACTTTTCCTTGATCTGGATATAGATTTATTGTATCCTGACTCGTAACAGAGTCAGAATCCTGAGTTGTTGCTGCATGGTCTGGACCGGGAGCGTCATCCTTGGCAAAGTAGGCTGCGACTGTTTTCATGATGCTTTCGCTTTTTTGCACATCTGATTTTTCGACCCATCCGATTGTCTTCATCTGGTCACCACAAGCCACACAGGCCAATGATTCTTCAACAGATGTAGTAGCAATCTTGTCTTGTGAGCAATAGAGTACATTTTCAATCTCTGTTTCTGCCGCCATGCCCTTAATGAGCATTCCATCAGCATTCTTCTGAATTGAGAATATGTTTGCGAGAGGATTGGCGGGATTATCAACTAGACTCAGTTCCATGAGTTCATAATCTTTGATAACACGATTGTCCTCAGCATCACCGGGTTCGTATGATGCCTCTACGATGTTTCCACCAATTGAGAATCCTGTCAATGTGCCGTCAAGAACCTTTTCCCATGTGTCTTGGGCACCCTTAGAAATATAGGCATCTACATAGATGCCCTTGTAAGTCTTGTTTGTCTCTGTGTCTACGAATTCTTTGGTTGAGAATGACATAACCTTGCCAACGGCAATTGGCTGATGCATTTCTCTCAGATTTCCGCGAAAACGGTCAAATGCCTTCTGTGATGCTTCTGCGGTAACGATGTCACCGTGGCGATCAATATTATCAAGGGACGCGAACCCTGACACTGTTCTTTTCTCTTTGTTGACTTTAGCGATTGGAAATGCAAGATTGACTTTCTTTTCGCTATTGTTCCATGAGGCTTTTGTAATTTCCATTTGACATTATAATAGCAATAAATTCTAGGGTTACAAAATTTATTCTACTTTTCTGCCCTCCCCTTTAGGATTTCTGTCACCTTCAAAGTCTGATGCGTTAGATGCACGCTGTTGATCCCTATTTCTATTCCCACTTTGTTGAGTTCTTTGTTCTGCCGCTGCACCGGCTGTCAATTGAACAGGAGAATCACCGCCCTGTCTAGGCGGCAGGCCCTTGCGAACACGAATTTCGTTTGGCACAATAACTTGAGTTCTAAGGTATACTTCGTCAATCTTGCTCTGTGTCTGCTCATCTGTGAGAGTTAATTCATCAAATCTCAACACAAATGCGTCTGTAAACTCTTTTATTACCATGTTTATCTTCTGCTCAAGTTGTTCCTGAGCAGGACGACACACTTGCTCCTTGAATGTCTTGTCAGCATCCTTGGCACCAGCCAAGGACATGCCCTGAGCCGTTCCAATCTTGGAAATTGGTACATTGTGAGACATAAGAATACGATCACGGTTCTCAATTGCGTAGTTTCTGAATGAAGAATCCTGAACACCGGCTTCAATTGGCTCCATTTTGAACTCTACGCGAGAATTTTCTCCATCAGATGGCAATGGGATGTAAAGTGTTCTGTGATTGCGACCTCGCAGGCCGGTTTGGAAGAATTCTAACAACTTTCTCTCAGAATCAGCAGAAAGTTTAGCACCCTTTACTGTGATGATATATCTTGGCACTGCTTTGTTCTCAAAGTAATCAAGATTGAACCTTGTGGCAAATTCATCTCCCGCCACCGCGTTTTTTGCGGACAGGATGTCTGGAAGTCCATAATATGTGTTTGTCGGAGTGTATTTCTTGAAATGAATCACTTCGTTGGGCTGCGGATCAGTTCCAATTTGGTCAATTGTCTCCGTATCGCCAAAATTGCGGAAATATGTGTATCTGTTGTACACAACTTGCACAAATCCGTCACGATGGCGACGAATTCTCATGGTGATTGTCGGAATATGACCAATATAGCCTATTCTGCCGCTTGATGTGCGACCAATTTCCATGTAAGCGTTTCCAGTAGTCTCAAGATCGATATAAATCTTTCTCATCATTCTCAAAAATGAGTCATCTGAGTTCATTGACTCAAGATACTCGGTCAGTTCGGTTTTTGCGCGCATAACTTTGCGACGAAATTTATCCAACTTTTTCTCATCGATCAGAACGTCTTCAATCCGATCCAATGTCTTCTGAGTTTCTTCAAAATGGTAACCAAGACCAACAACATTTGCCGCCTTTGCGTTGACGGCGGCGTGGTGGAATGGTGAAATGTCATAAAGTTGAGCCAAATACATCAAATTGTACGGTGGTTGCACAATTTGGAACAGAGAGTAACCAGTCAGGTCAAGTG